AGCGTGGCGGTGATGACCCCGTAAGCCTGCGCTGTCAGATCAGCAACAGCGCCGGTGCCGCCGCCAGAGAGCGTCATCACGCGACCGGCATCTTGCGTGCCGGCTAGCGCAGTAATGGTGGCCGCATCTGCTGGGTTGTCGCTCTCAACCAGCAGCGTGGCGATCGGGCCGGTGTGGCCGATGCTGTCGTCAAAGGCGTAGAGACGATCAATACGGTTGCCCGCCAGATCGAACTTCACGAAATACAGCTGACCATCCAGCGGACGGTTGGCTGCTACTGGATCCTGCGGGCTGGGTAAGTTGCTCAGCCTGGCGACGAAGTGAACGCCGGCATTCGCCCGAAGCATCCGCAGGTTGACTGCATCGTCCGGCGCAAGAGCATCGGCGATCTTCATCACCCGCTGCCCGTCAGCGTCGAAGCCGAACCTGGCTCTAAACGGTTGCCCTGTCATGGTTCAAGGTGCGCCGGCCACGTCACCGCACGCACCCCCAGCCTAGGTAAGTGCTCAGGTCAGATCTTCATAATCCGACCGCGTAAAGTAACTAGGTTGACGTCGCTGCTGACCTGAAGTTGAAGGTCGGTGCCGGCCGCATTGGTGCCAGGAGTAAAGGTCAACACTGGTGGCACTGCACCCATGCGCACCTCGTACACGACGCTGTAGCCCGTATCAGTACCTGCGCCCTTGCTGACGGCCACTTCAACGAACAGCGTGCCCTGTGGGCCCTGCGCCCAGAGGTCAACGATCATGGCGTCGCCTGTCGTGTCAATCGCCACGGGTGACGGCGTATTGGCGAGCAAGGGCTGGTTGTGACCAATGATCAGCTCAAGGCTGCCTGTCGCTGGCCCTGCTGATGGGACGCCACCACTGCTCGGACCGCTGATGCCAGCAGCGAAGGCGCGAGCACCTGCTGCACCGCCCTGAGCCTTCATGCCTGTAGGCAGGGTGAAGCTCTTGTTGTCTTGAGGGCGCAGGTAGACAGGCTTGCCCCAGTTCCCGTTCACACGCGGGCCAAAAAAGGCAACCTTGTCCGTCGAGTAGTAGAAGTCGCCGTCTACTGCAGTTGGCGGGTCAGTAGGCGTAGGGAAGCCGACCCCGTGGTGGATTGTCCGCCCGTCTTGCCCCTTGGGGCCAACGCTGCCAAGGGCGCCTCTGTCCCCTTTCAGCCCTTGAGGGCCTTGAACGAAGCCGGCGTCAATAATCTCGCCGTTATCGAGCGACAGGATCAAGCGCCCGCTAACGATGCCTGCGCCGTTGATCAGACCAGCCACAACGTTGCCTAGGGGTATTGGTACAGGTTAGAGAAGGCCCTCCAGCAGGGCTGCGCCACGTTTGCCGCGGGCATAACGCTTGGCCACGTTCTTCACCTGCTGAGGCGTCAGCTTCAGCCAGTCGGAGACACTCACTCCATACTTAGCGGCCGCTTTTTGCGCCCTTGCTAATCGCTCGGCGTCCGCGATGCCTCCATGCGTCACATCACCACGGGATTTTGCCGCAAGGTAATCAGCACCTGTCTTCCCTGGATGTGTTCGCAGCCAGTTGGCCATTCTTCTCCTCTCTACACCTGAAAGGCTGTTGTATTGCCTTTCTGTAAGGCCAAGCATCGCAAGGCGGTCTTGGAGGCCATCGCCCTTGGTTTGCCTGTTTAGAAAGTCTGCGTAGGTGGCGGGACCTTGCTGTTTTCTCCTCCAATTACTGAACATTCTCCGCTCTCTGGCAGGTATCTTTGCCCAATCGTCTGCGGCCACACCCGCCTGACGGGCTCCCATCTCAAGCCTGCCTCTTGCCGAGGCGACAGCTCTTCTCTCGACCACAGGCTTTGGCACCTTAAGCCCTAAGGACCCACGGCCCCCGCCTGACTGCCTGTTTAGCAACTGCGGCTTCCTTCCGTTTCTTGGTGCGTCAATGCCTTGCCTGCCGTACTGACGTATCAACGCTTTTTCTCTTGCTTCAGCCTCTGCTCGTGTTTGAAAAACACCAAACTGCCTGACTAAAGACTGGTCCTTCGGGACGGGCACGTCATGCAGCGGGCGAGGGATTTTGCCCCTTTTGTGCGAAGCGAAGGGCCTGTCGGCGGTATTTCCGATCCCGACGTAGTAAGGGCTGCCAGCCTTGCCTCTGCCTGAATCCTTCGCACGCAGATACCCATACACAATGTGCTGCTCACCCTCGCTGTTCTTCTTCATCAGCTCCTTCTGGCTCTTCAGCTTGCTGATCTCTAGCTTCATCTCAGCGCTCAGCCTTGGCTGTCTGCTCACCGTTGGCTTCCACTCCACCACTCGCTTCAATGCCAGGTCAGGGCTGATCGGTGTGTTGCCATCCTTCCCGCCAATCCACCCCAAGAACTTCGACACACGCTTCTTGCTACCCAGCACCTGCAGCTGTGTCTGTGGGCTGGCCTGACGCAAGAACTCACCCATCGTCAGCGGGTGGTCCTTCTGCACGATGTCCTTCGCCACACGCCAATACTTCTTGCCGTTCACTTTCACCTGTCCTGCGTAAGCGCGAGCAGCAACCACACCAGGCTTTGCCTTAGCCAAGGCAATCGCCTCCTCTTTGCTCGGCGCCTCAATCAGTTCCACCACACTGCGACGCTGCGGGCCTTCCTCCTCACGCAGAAGCATCTCCGTTTTTGTCAACGGGAGTACGCGGCATCTGCAATTTATGTGCAGAGGAAAAGTAGGCAGACGGTTGCGATCTTTGTTGAACTCACCGTCCCAAGGAGCACACCTTTCGCAGACACGATTGTCCATTGTGCTGTCCACCTCCCAGCCTTGAACCACATCAGAGTTGGCTTCCCAGAACGCTTCTTGCGCCTTGGCAGAAAGGTCCATGACAGCAGTCCGAGCAATCGCCTTATTCCTTCTGATCGCCTCAGCCCCAAAGCCAGGTATCTGAGCTGCGATCTGCTCATTTGTCTGCCCAGTCAAGAATCCCGTCTTGACCTTGCGGTCGATCATGTTCAGGTTCTGCCTGATCCACGGCCCAACCTCGCCGCGGCCAATCACAGGCTCGAACAGGTCCTCCAAACGCTCACCCATCACCTTCACGTCCTGCGTGATCGCATTGAGCTGCGTCCTGGTGAACTGCGGCTGGCCTAACGCTGGCGCACCACCATCAAGCGACAGGCTCACCCCATCTTGTGGGGCAGCAGCAGCCACAAAGTTGGCAGGATCCTCCCCTGCGATACGCAGATAGCTCTGCGCATAGTGCATCTGCTGTGCAACCTCCTCACCCAGTCGTTGCCGCAACTCCGTGCCCATCTCACGGCTCAACGGGGCAAGTAGATCAGCAATCCGCAGACGTTGCTGCCGGTACCAGATCTCACGCTCCAGGTTGCCCGGTGGCATCCTGCGGAACTGATCGCCCAACTCGTTGAAGATGGCACGCAACGCAGGCGCCACCTTCTGCGCGATGTCATCCGACAGGTTTTCGAGCCTGATCGCGTTGCGAATGGCCAGATACGCCTGGCGTTCGTTCATCAGTCCTCAGGCTTCTCGGCCGTGGGCTGTTCGTACTGCGAGGCCAGCTCCATCTGACCTTCTTGCCGCTCAAGCTCACGCTCCATCTTGAGCATCTCGGCTTCCTCGGCAGCAGCCATCACCTCATCGACATCAAAGTCATCGCCGAAGATCTCGCCGCGGCCAATCGCCCGCAGCGCAGTCGCCTGATCAATCAGACCCGACTGGAACAGGCCATTGATCGCGGTCATCGTCGTGCCGTCGATCACCTTGTTGTCAAAGTCGCGGTCAATCAACACTTCAGGTGGCTCCTGCCCGCTGTACTCACTCACCCAGTTCACGCACATCTGCAGCGTCTGCTCCAGGTCCTTGCTAATCACAGAAAGCAGGCTGTTGGTATCAATGCGATCCAGTGACTTAGCAGTGCCGCTTTCCTGGAACGTCTTCTCCTGCGACAACGTGGCCACACCGAGCTGTTTCATCTGCTCAGCCAGGTTGTTCAGCTCTTCCTGGATGCTGGCGAAGCTCTGGTGCGCAGGCTCGCAATACTCAACCCCACCTTCAGGTGGCATGGCAATAGCGTTCGCCACGCTCAGCTGGATGTCAGGGTCTTGATTATCCCACCCGCGCAAAACGAGCAAGGGCTGTGCAGCAATGGCCAACGCATTCAGCAGCTGCGCTTGCAGCGAAAAGTGGGCGGCATTCATATGAGCCAGCTCAAGCATCGGGGGCTTGCTGAATAGCGTCGCCTCGCGCCCGCTGTAGCAAGCAGCAAAGGGGATCTCGCTCAAGCTGGTCGTACCGCTTTCATGCAGTTCCCAGCCGGTGCTGTTGGCAGCCTTCTGCCGCCAGATCTCCCACTTGCCGGGCTCTAACACCCTGATCTGCTGAACGGTCTTGGTGCCAAAGCGGCCGTCGTCTTCCTGCACCCACTCGCGCAGACGAAGCTGTTGCAGCTTGCCGCCGTTCTCACTGGCGCGATGCCGCCAGCCCAGGATGCTCATCGGCTCCTGTTGGATCAGATAAGGCTTCTCGCCTAACAGCACCTCATCACGCAAGGTGCGCACAGGTGCTGCGGTGTAGTCCACCAACACACCCGAGTGACCGTAGGCAATGCTGCTGAACAGCAAGCGACGTGCAAACTCGTCGAGGTCAGTGCCTTGGCGGTCTGCGTTTTCACGCCACGCTTCCCACCAATCCTCACTGCCGCCTTCAAGCTGAATGGGTTTGCGCAGGATCAGGCCGCAAGCTGCATCAACAATGCGCTTGTAATACGGCGTCAGCACACTGCGAGCGATGCGTGTGCCCCAGCAACGGTCATCCTCCTGCGGGAGACGTGGCAGGTACATCTCTGCCTTCTGCCGCAACAGTGATGTCCCACCCAAGACATCGGCAATAGGTGTCCAATGCGGCACCATCGCCCAGTACTGAGGGCAAGGGGCAGAGGGATCATCAGGTGCAGCGGCTGGATCAACACCCAGCTGAACAGCACCCTGCCAGCCAAAATGACGCTGAGGGTTGTAGCTCACAGGGTTCGAGCGACCAGTCGGTCCGTACACGCTTTCCGACCCCTACCGATACCCAATGATAGGGGCCTAGGATGAAGGGGCTGGGCAGGTAGCAGCCTCCCAGCGCGACCAGTCACCGTGAATGACCGATGCCTGAAGTATGGCAGCCAATCCCTGGCGCCGATGGCTACTACGCCAGCAGCGAAGGGCGCATCAAAGGACCATACAAAGTCCACAAGCCATGGGTTGGGATTCGCTACTTGGAGGTGAAAGTGCACAACAAAACCAAGCGGGTGCATCGCTTGGTGGCATTGGCATTTCACGGGCCAGGTCCTGAAGGGGCGCAATGCCTGCATCGCGACGACAACCCTTTCAACAACAAGCCCGAGAACCTCTACTGGGGCACACCTAAGCAAAACATGGCGGACCGAGCCTCCAACGGGAACATGCCCACTGGCGAGGGTCACAAGTCTTCCAAGCTGACTGCCGAGCAGGTGATCACCATTCGCCAGCTGGTAGCCAACGGTGAATCGCAGGCTTCAGTCGCGCGTCGCTTCGGCATCTGCCAACCGCACGTCTGCGATCTCGTCAACCGCAGAAAGTGGCGCCACATTTGAACGCTTGCGACCGCGCCTGGAAGGCTCGGACGCAGACTCAGGTTGAGGCGTAGGGGGAGTGCCGTTCATCGCTCCCCATGGCCCAGGCACCCAGATTGCCATTGTCACACCAATACCTAGGCGCAGTCTACGCAGGGGTAATCAGTAGACACGCCAGCCCGTGCCGCCTGTCTTCCAGGGCTTCACTTGGTTCATCGCGCTCAAGATCAGATAGCCCAGGCCGTCACACCAGTGCTCGATCCCTGCGGTCTTGTCCACCACGAAATCCTCTGCCCCTTCCTTAAAGGTCACGTTCTTCAAGCCCTTGATCGTGTTCTTGCAGCGCGGGTGAATGAACAGGCGAATGTCACCTGCTGCTGTGCGGATCAGGTAGTTCGTGGCATTGAGCCTGTCCTTCACAGCCCACGGATGCTTGGGGCTGATGCAGCTGAAGCCGTACTTGCGGATGATGCCGTGATCGGTCTCGCCTGCGGCTGAGGTCTTCCGTGCTGAGCCCGTTGGGTCGGGGTAGGCAACGATGTGGCGATCGGGGAAGCGCTGCTTGAGCATGGCGCACACCTCGTCAGTGTTCGACTGCTTCACCGCAACCTCATCCCAGATATGGAGCGTGTCGCCCACCTTCGAGGCGAGCACGCCAGCCATCACGCTCACGTTGAAGTCAGTGCCCCAGAGGATGTCGCCGCCCATGTCATGCACATCGGCACTGATGTTGTCATCGCTGAAGTCAGGGAACACACGACCCGTCAGCGTCTCGAAGCTGGCGAGGTATTCCTGGCGGAAGGTCCGCTCGTCCAGCGTGCGCTTGGCCGCGGCCACCTCTTCTGGTGGGACGTTGCCGCCCTCGATGGTGGTAAAGCTGAAGGTGGTCCAATCAGGCTCTTCCTGCGCTTGCTCCCACCAGTCGTGGAAGTGATTGAGACCTGATGGCGTACTGATGAACCAGGCAGGACCACGCTGATCTGACAAAGCAGGGCGCAGCACCATCTCCCAGGCGTCCTTTGGCACATACGCCGCTTCATCCAGCACGAGGCTGCTGAGGCTCACACCACGCAAAGCGTCTGCACGGTCCGCGCCTTTGAGCTGGATGCGGCTGCCGTTTGTCAGCTCAACCGACAGCTCTGTTTCGTTGGACTTGAGCAGCAGCTCGGGCGGCATCATCGCCTTGAGCTGTCGCCATGCGATCTGCT